AAGTAATCGCGCAGGGTCATGCCGGGTGCGACGCCGACGATTTTCTCGTCGTAAAACTCGGTAGTCGGGAAAGCTGGAATGTTGCTCATGGTTTCCTCCCGTCTGGGCTGTCATGTTCGTCGGTTAATCCCTCAGCGCCCCTGTGACGTAGGGACAACACGGATGGGCGTGCAGTGTTAGCCGCCTGGGGACTCTCCCCACATCACCAATCCAGGTTTCGCGGCCGACCATACTCACCCGAGCAGGCTCCCGCGAACGAAAGATCGGCTCCATCTGCCGGGGTTACTGATTCGCCACTTTGCCGGCTGGGCTCTCAAAACTAGCTGCGAACGGACAAGCCATCTTCAGCAAACGCCTCGATGCCGGGTATTCGCGTCTGCGACTTCAGTGCCCGAACTTCGGCGTTGATGAGCTGCTCGTTCAGAATCCAATACTTGTCGGGAATCAACGCCGGATCGACGGCCCGCCATTTCCACGTCTGGCGGCCAGACACCCCGGTGACCTTGGGCGCCTCCACGATCACGACCGGCGCGACGACCTGGGCGACCTTCACCTCAACCTCGGCGTCCTTCTCTGCGCCGCGCTGCCTCAACGCCTCCAGGCGCTTCTGGAATGCGGCCCGCTCCTTCTCTGACTCAGCCGCCTCAGCCTGCCGCTGGAGCTCGGCCCGCTTCTCGCGCTCCTTCTGCTCCTCGGCCCGTCGCTTGTCCTCGATCTTCTTGCGCTCGGCCGCGGCCTCGGCGTCGAGCTTCGCCTGCGCCTCTCGAGCGATGCGCTCCTGCTGCTGTTGGAATGCCAGCACCCGCGCGCGCAACACCTTCGATGCGCGCTCCATCGCATCGGTCGCCGGAGCGAACCATGCCATGATCCCCTTCTTCTCCTCGTCCAGCGGCCTCGTGTGCGACATCCGCCGATCGTTCAGTTCCTTACCGCGCTTCTCGATCTTGCGCAAAAACTCCATCGCCCCAGAGACCTGTTCGTTCGTGTTCAGCGTCATCGTGCCCGCGACCGCCACATACGTCAGCGCGTCATCGAGCTCGGCTTGCGTCAGGTAGTTTGTGTAATCAGCCATCATCTAATCTCCGTAAGGGTTTTGACGAACGCATCCCGCTGTGCAAGAACCTTGGCGACCTGCATACGGAGTTGCGCGTCGAAAGTTGCGTCTCGAAAAATGCGATGCCGAAAGCTCGGTATCAACGGATCGGGGTAGTAGAAAAACATCTCATTCCACTGCCTGTCACACACCCACATCTGCCCCCTGTTCTGGGGCAAGTAGTCAGCCGGTATGCCGCCATTGCGGTGCCAGAAGTCATACACCAAAACGTGCTGGGCCGGCGACAGGCACTTGATCTCGACCAGACCCTCGTCACCCACGAGCCCATCCGGTGAACAACCGGCGCCGTGGTTGGTGACAAAGCCCACCTGGGCGACCTCTACCCCATAGTCGAAGGCATACGCCTCGCGCGCCTCGGCCTCGATGTTCTTGCCTCGCTCCGTCCACTGGTTCCCTTCCCATCGCTCCAGCGGTTTGCCGGCAATGAACTCGGCGGCGAGCTGCGCCGCGTAGGTGTTCAGTTGCGTCGACGCCTTGCCGGCCGACGTGATGATCTTGGAGAACTCAGATGCAGTCGGCACCCCGGCGCGCAGCTTCAGCCAGTCCTCGGTTCCCTGCTCGACGTTGTGGATGTTCATGGCGCCTCCTTCGTCATCGTGCTGAGTTTGTCGTTCAGCGCCTTGCACGCGAGAGCGAACTTCGCGGCCGGCATATCCTCAACCGAACGCACCTTCATGCGCTTGCAGAACGCCGCCTCGTCACCAGCACACTTCTTCAATAGGCTGCGGACGATGGACACCTGAGACTCATCGAGCACCTCGATCGCCTTGGCCTCCTCCACTGGCGGGCTGCTCGCGCGACCGTCGTCATCGTCAGCTCCATCCATCGTCGACAGGCCCAGGATCGACGTGAGCGTGTACCTCTGTAGGTACGACGTTGTGCTGCCGATCGCCTGAATCGCATTCTTGCCGCCGCTCGTATCAGCAGCGCCCGACATCGACACCTCGACTTCGTGGCCCTGGTCGTGCGTCAGTACGCACCGAACATTGATCCGCCCATCCGCCTGATTCGTGAACCACTGGAATGCCAGCCCGTTCTGGCCCAGCGCCGGAGAAATCGTCGCGACAATGTTGCCTAGCGTGGCATGGTGGTACGACGTGTTCGCGAACGATACCGCCTTCTCTTTTGTGATCAGCGGCACGACGGCCTTGAACCGCGCCAGCGCAGTCACATACGCCTTCTTCGCCTCCTTCGCCTCCCAGCGTTCCTGAAGGTCCATCAGCTTTTCGAGCTTCACCAAGTCGTCGCCGCGCTCGACCGCGATCTGTAGCAACTGCGCTGGTGTAATCGATTGCTGCGGGAAGTTGCGCGCCGGGGGCGTGGCTACGGTCGTGTAGATCGTTTCGTCGTCACTCATCATTCGTTCCTTTGGGTTGGTTTCATCGTCGGTATTCCTGAATCGCCTCAATAACCTCGGGACCGAACGGCAACGGTGTTCCGTACACCGTCACATATCGATCCATCAACTTTACGAAAAGGATCTTTTCCAGCACCTTGCGGTCGTGCCCCTGGCGCGCGATCTCGTCATGTTCTGCCTTGGTCAGCGGCAAGATCCACCAGTGGCCGATCCTCACTTTGAAATGCACCGCGGTTCGCCCGGCACAGTGATGGATCTCCACGGGCGATTGCTCCGACAGCACACTACCCAGTGCGCGAACGTCCTCGCGCCAGCGGCGCTGCGTGGCGTTGGGTTGATCGAACTTCACAATATCACCTGATACTGCTTCTCGACGCGGCCGAACGAACCCGCGCTGATCAACGCTTGCTGCACCCACACACCGCGCTCGCGCTCTGTGCCTCGATGCAGAACGCGGATGTGGCCCCGCCGAATGTGCTGCCGCGGCGAGGCGTGCGTGCCGCCGCGATCGACGCGCTCCAGGGACAGATGCTCCTCGACGCCCAAGATCCAATAGCTGACGTTGGGCAGCGCCTTCTTGGCGCGCTTCATGGTGCGGAACTTCGGTACCGGCACTTCATCGAGGTAGACGTTGGAGCACGCCATGATCGAACACAGTTCGAGGACGAGTTTGAGTTGCCCCTGGGCGTGTTCCTCGATGGCTACGCGAAGCGGCTCATTCATCTTCATCGCGATCGCGCGCTGGCGCAACACGTCGAGGTTGGTGGTGACGCCGTCCAGATAACACAGCGTCAGCCCCGGCAACAGTTGGCGGTAGTAGAGCTCGGGGTATTCAATCCAGCAGTCCACCCCGACTGTTTCAGTGGCGGCGTCGTACTCAATCAGGTTGAACGCCGGACAAGAAAGCCTCCCATCCGCGTCTGCGAATTCGTCCATTTCGATGACGAAACGGTCAAATGGTGGCCGTGATTTTCCGTAGAACTCGATCACGCCCTGGGGCTTTTCCTCGCAGGAACTCAACTTCACTGACAGCGGCGGTTTGACCACCGGCCCAACAATGCGGCCTGGGTACAACTCCAGCCATCGTTCGATGCGCGGCCGTTCCCACTTGAGCTTCATGGCTGCATCTCCAGTTGCGTCCGCAGCTTTTTCGCAAACGCCTCGAAGGCCGTCGCCAACGATCGCATTTCTGCGTCGTCCAGTTTGTCGTACTGAATCTCGTCGAAACCCCAGGACAGGCATCCATTGCAGCCAGAGAGCAGCAGGCCGAATTCAACGGCGCCCGAATCTTCGTCGGCGTTCACCCACACCGCTGGCGGGTCGTACTCGTTCTCGAATATCTCGCTGATCACCAACTCGGCGGCAGAGGCGGAGATCGCGTCGAGCAGCGCCTCCGCGCGGCCGTCGTCCTCCCACGTCCATTCGGTAAAATCGAGGTGTTCGCGATCAAACTTCATCATTGCCCTGATACCTCCCGCTGCATCCGTATCTGCGCAGCGATTCGATCATCAACATGGTAGTGCTCTGGGTCGGGCATCGTGAAATCGTTGAACGCGCCCATGCGCATGAGCGCCTCGATCAGCTCTGAATACTCGTCAACTGGCAGCTTCGACGATCGCTGCATCGGCGTGAGCGACGTAATCTTGAAGCCGCTGCGCACGAGGACGGCGCGCTCGTTGGTGCCGAACGCCGTTCGCAAAACGATATCGTGCATTTCATCGTGGGTGTATCCCAAGTGATCCGCCAGCAGACCGCAGCACAGATGGTAGTAATTGCGTTGGTTGGGCGTGTGCTTGGCTTTCACTAGGGCGATCGTGAACTTCAGCCCGAGCGCGGTCATGCTCTCCAACAGCTTCGCCAGCCCAGGTAACGCCCAGTCTGGCGCCACCTCAATCAACCGCCCGAGCATCTGGGAAGCGTGTTCTTCGCCGAGTTGCATGACTACTTCGGGTATCTTATTACGCGCTGTCACCGTCGCTCCTTGAGGCCAGTCCCGGCCTGAATGTCATGACATTCAACCACAATAACAGGGTCGTTTTGTAATGACAATCGGAGTTGTGTACAGTCGCCGAATGAGTGATCCCATCAAGACTACGCAGATCCAATTCCGTCTCGACGCCGAGCTGAAACGCAAGCTCCAAAAGCTCGCGAAACAGAACGGCGTGAGCGTATCCGACTTGATTCGTCTCCCACTTGAGAAAGCCGTTAGGGGTGTCAAATGATCGATTTCCATGCCGGCGTCGCCGCCCGCACAATCTGGGGCGAAGCTCGCAACCAGGGCGCACCGGGAATGTCTGCCGTCGCCCACGTCATCCGCAATCGGATCGCCCGAGTGCGGTGGGGGCACACGCCGGCGTCCGTATGTCTGGCGCCAATGCAGTTCTCGTGCTGGAATCCCAAAGACCCGAACCGGCGCCTCATGCTCGAGTTGCCGGAATCTGATGTGACGTTCGCGCAATGCGTGGATGCGTGGCTGAAGTCGGAAACCAGCGCCGATCCGACCTTTGGAGCCACGCACTACCAAGTGACGGGGACCGGCGCCAACTGGGCCGAAGGACGGACCCCGTGCGCCATCATCGGCGCGCACGAGTTTTTCAGGAACATCGCATGAGCAAAAAACGGGTTGGCTCATGGGTGTTCACGATCGTCCTCACTCTGATGGTGATCGGCCTCGTCGTCGTCGGCCTCGTCATCCACGGGATTCCAGACTAATACTTGTGGTCTGGCTCGATCTTGGCCGACTCGGCGCCGCACGAGTAACACCAGTACGTCCGATCCCCTGATCGATACAGCGGCATCCGTATGTCGGGCGAGTTGCACTCGGGACAGATCAGGCCCGCATAGGTTAGAAACGACTCGGGCTTTAACGTCACAACACCATCGTCCTCGCTCATCGCGACCTCTTTGGAAGTTAATAGGGGGGGGTTGAGCATTTCACTTCCTTCTCATCATCGGTTGCAGGGAAAGCGCCAACGTCCTTACGTCGGTCGCTTGGTGGTAATCGTTCGCGTCGCCTAGTGCCGGTGGCATCCAATACGGCAACCCCGTTCGCGTCGCGTAGTTGAGTCCGGTGCCACTGGCGTCGTTGTCCGCGACGACAAATCCGCCAACGAGGCCCGCAATATGCGCCACGTTATGCGCGCTGAAGCAGACGTAAATCTGAGTTGCGATATGGAGCGACTGCATTGCCGATCGCACTGATAGCGCGGTGGCGAAACCCTCGCACAACACCCGCTTACCAGACGATCCCATCACGAACGCGCACCCCTTCGCCCGCCCGCCATACAGAAACTTTTTTGTGCCGTCATAAGAAATACTCTGTACCGATTCCAGCTTCCCGCTTTGAACGTCGCGCATTGGCACAATCAGATAGGTGTCGAGCACCAGGGCGAGATTGAGCGCCTGTGTGTTGGGGTGTCCCTTGCGCGCGAGATAGGCATTCGGCCCGATCGTCGAACTCTTGACCGCCAACTGAGCGAGATCCTGCGCTCGATGTCGTAGCTCCTGCGCTCGATCCGCCGACTCGCGCAGCCTTCGCGCCTGCTGCGACTTCTCGCGTGCGCTGGGTTCTGGTCGCGCGGCGCTCGATGCCTCACCTACCCATCCAGCACGCCGCGCCTCGATGTACAGCGTCCCTATCCTGATACCGGCCCCCTTCATCGATCGCCACACGGAGCGCGCATCAGCCGCCTTGTATCGATCGGACTGCTGCGACCACGCATCCCATATCGGGAACCCGGCCTCAGCCAGTTCCGACTTGATCGCCATACCCATACGGACCCATGTCTCACGGTCCTCCGGCGAGATGTACGACAACGCTGCTTCAATCATGCTGACTTCCTTTTCGAGAGCGCCCACCGAATAACATTGGATTTGATGTGCGATGACATTTCATGCGGACACGGTTCGCTCGCGTCGAACTCGCGTCGCGGCCACATACCGAAGAAGTTTTTGTACTGCGCCCGCGCGAACCGCAGCGCCGCTTGGTGGTCGCCCTGCTTGCGGTACGCAGCCTCACTGCATATCCAACGCCACGCCTGCGCTTGGTCTTGCAGATACCACACCTTCGCCACCTTGGGAGTTTCGCCCACCTCAACCAGCGCGCCGGCCATCGTTTGAATTGTGTTGCGCCGCGGCCTGACGTGACCGCAGGCGGGACAGATGTCCATTTTCGGGGATAGCACATAGCCGCACTGACCACACACCGACTGGTGTTTCTCTTTCTCGGTTTCGTCTCTCACGTTAGCGTCGTGCTCCCCGTCGTCTAGTGAATCAACACCGTTCTCAAATAGTTCCACCATCGGGTCCAGAAAACCCAGGTAGTTGCCGCAATGGTCGAGCCAAAGCGCGAACTCCTTGCCCGGTGCGATCCGCATAACGCGACCGATCTGTTGGATGTGCGAGCTGAACGACTTGCGGTACGGGCGCGCGGCGATCCCGCAGAGCACGTCCGGTACGTCGAACCCTTTCGCCAGCGCCTCGCAGCTCACCAGTCCCGTTATCGAGCTATCGGGTTTGCGAAACTCCGCGATCAAGTCCGCGCGGCGTTGGTCGTTGCCGTCCTTGTATGACACTTGCTGAAAGTTGAACCCGGCTTCGTTGAACTCGCGGCACAAGTCCTCGCCGTGGCTCACGCTCGCAGTGAACACCAGCGTTTTCACCGGCCCGCCGAAGTGCTGTTTTGTTTTGTCGCGCCACTCCCTGACGATATCGCCAATGATGACGCGGCCACGCTCCGTGATCTCCTTGTCGCTCCACTCACCGGCCACGACCTTAGCGCCCTTCATGTTGGGCGCCTTGGCCGCGTACACCTTCAGTGGCGACAAGAATCCCTGCTCGATGAGTTTGTTCGTCGTCGTCACGTTGACGAGGTTCGTATAGATTTCACCGAGTCCTTTCGTGAACGGGGTGGCGGTCAGCCCGATCGTCAGGAATCGGCCCGCGTCGATGTACGCACGCACCGCCTTACGGACGGTATGACACTCGTCGACGATCAGCAGTTGGGTATCGCCGAGAAACCCGCGCTTCTCAATCGTCTGTGCGCTCGCCACCTGAATCTTCTCGCTGCGACCAAAGGTGTTGTCCCCCTGGGCGATTCCATGGCGAATGTCTGAGGCCCAAAGCATCGTCGATGTCTGGCCCACCAGGGCGATGCGATCCACCATGAACGTCGCCCGCGTGCCCTTGCGCTGCACCTCGTCGAGTAGGTGCGCGGCAATGACCGTCTTGCCGCTGCCGGTGGGGGCCACCAGAATTTGATTGCGATGCCGCGCGCGAACCCCGGCGCGCAGCTCCTCCACGCTCTGCGTTTGGTAGGGACGGAGGTTCATCGCTTGAACTCCGCTTTGAAGTCCGCCATCCGTTGTTGCTGGTCGCGGGCGACCGTCTCATCCTCCTCGCGGTTATCCCGAATGCGATCCTGATGCGCCTTCTGGCGACAGTTGTTGCTGCAAGTCTTAGCGCCGACATACTTCAGCGCCTTCTTGCCGCACACCTCGCACACCATCATCGCTTTCACCCGAAACTGATGGGGCATCGTCTTACCGATCTTTGCCATCTCAATAGTCCTCGTCGATTTGCTCGCCAAACGTGTCGTAATTGGAATCCGTCAGAACTTCAGGGCGGTACTTGCTCAGTCGATCCTTCCGGCAATGCGCGCACACACGACATAGCGGTATGCCCCTGGCGTCGTATGCGATATCCGACTCCCCCTGCACGCACTGGTGCGCCACGATCCGCGCCCCCGCGTGCGGGAGAGCATTCAGGAAGTTGGTGCAGTCCTCCATCGAACCGGAGAACAACGCGCGGTTGTGGTGGGCGCTCCAATCCCTCCTCCCAGGGATCGGAGCTTCGGCCACGAGTTGCGGCACTACGTCGTAGATCATGCCCGCATTCCGGTTTTCGGCCCGGTGATCCAGTGCGGCAAGTTGCGAACGAAGCAGTCGCGCGGGTCGTGTACTACGATGATGTGCTCCGCCTTGAATGCGCCGTAGCTCTTTGGCGTCACGCCCTTGGCGATCAGGAAGCGCGACATATCGCAGTCCTCCTCCAGATATACCGTGTTCGTCTTGCGATTGATGTACGAGTAGGCCGACACCGCTATCCCAAGGTCGAGCACCTGGGCGAGTGGAACTTCCAACCAACCGTGGCCTGGGTCTTGAATGTATCGATACGTCATTTCATCACCTCGTTGCGTGTCGGGAATCGACACAGGATGGCGGCGCTCAGCCGCCTGCCTGTAGCGACTACGAAATCAGTTCGTCCAACAGTTCCAACACTTGCCGCCGCGTTCTAAACGGATCGTCGTTGTAGGTCGAAACCAAAAGGACGGAATCGATTGCCTCGTGAAACTTCTCCGTGCGGTTTTGTCGTATGGCGTCGGCCACCGCTTCAGTCGCCCAGATTTCCGGCACCAAGCGGCGCTCCGCTGCTCTGGCGATCGCCCCCAGGATGCAGAAGCTCACGGCGCTATCCTGATAGCAAATCGCCTCACCGCCTTGTGTGTCGCGTGCTGATGCACCCTGGCACCACCCGGCCGCGATCAGTGCGCGCGCCCCGATCAGGATGTTCTGTGTGTCTTGGTTCATGGCTTCGACACCTTGCGGACAGTCACCTCAAAGAAATGCTCACCGTTCTGCGACTGGGTAACGTGCATCGTCAACTTCCCAGTGCGCGCGTCGCTGGAATCGCACCAAGTCACATGGGCCGCTTCCAAGTGCTCGATGTGGTCCTCGTCCCCAGCAGCCCACTCAAACACTGTGATCTCTCGATCCTCGATCCACTCGCTGATCCCCATCGCGATGTCCATGATGTCGATGGTTGGTTCACTCATCGCCGTACACTCCGTAGTCCTCGTCGGTGCCGAACCCGGCCGAAGCAAGGGCGCTCGCGTGATCGCCGTCCATGCCCTCCGCGTCGAGATCGCGCCCGGCGTCGTAGGGCCGCAACGCGGTGGCGTTCTGCTCAACGTCAACGTGTTCCTCGCACTGGGGGCAGTAGCACTCGTCGAGCGGGCCTTGGTCGCCCGTGTTCTCGCCCGTGTTCATGTAAACCCAGCTCGTCTCGTGTACGTCGGTGCAGCCGCACTCCTGACAGGCCCAGAAGCGCGGCGCGAGAGCGTCCGTGTAGGCCGCCTGCATGATCTTCAACTGCGCCGCCACGCGTCCCAGCACACCATTCGATTGAACCTGAACGTCGGCGTCAGGACACTCCTTGTCCATTTGCTCACACAGCGTCTCCGTGAGTGATCGAATTTCCCCGAGCAGCTCGTGATTGTCGCCACTCATGATTGCGACCCCACGTTGAGATAGCCTGAATTCATCGCATACGTGAACAGCATCTTCTCGCACTGCGCGAGCGTACCAGTCTCCTGATCGCGCTCCAGCTGCACCGTCCATTGGTCGTCCACCAGTGGCTCGATGTGCAGCGTGCCGTCGAGGTACACACGACCATTGACTCCGACGTAACTCTCGTCGCCGATCTCGTCGCCGATGTCGTCAACGTCGCGGGCAGAGTCGCGGAAGATCGCCAACGCGATCTCCAGATGCGCGCTGATTGATTGTCTGGCGACGCTCGATGGGTACTTCTCCTCGATGTAGTGCGTGAAGGCCAAACCGTCGAGACTCGCGAAGTCGTAATTGAACGTGTCGCACAGGTGCCGAAGGTCCGTCAGTAAGTCGATGATGTGGCAGTCGGTATCGCCGCCACCTTGGATAATGCCAGCCCCCTCGTATTCATACGGCAGCAGCGCGAGCGCGGCTCTAACACGGTGAAGGTTGAGGTTGGTTTTTTGCGCGTTGATCTTCATGTTTGCGTCCTCGTTGCGGGCTGTCTCATCAGTGCGGTTTGCCCATGATCCGCAGAAGCGCCTCCCGGCGCTTTTCGACTTATGCTTCGATCCCTTCGCGGCGCATGGCATCCGCCAGCGTTCCCCGGTAGCTGCGGTCGCGCTCGATGGGCAGTTGAAACCGCCCCCGGTACGATTCCAGCTCCGACAACATGACGTAGCCCAGCTCGGCGTCGTGGATGCAGCACAGGCCGAACATCATGTAATCCATCGTGCCGTCACCCAGCTCGACCACGTCGCCTTCAGTGATGTACCAAGTC